GGATCGCCTGCATGTAATGCTCCGGGTCGCCGGAGGACGACACACTGTGATCGATCGCCTGCGACTCCATGGCTTCCCGTCGATCCTCACGCCGATAACCGTCGACCGCGATGTTGCGTGCGGTCTGGTGCAGATACGCCCGTGGCTGCTGCACCGCCGCCGAATCGGATTCGAGCACCCGCACAAAGGTGTCGTGCGCCAGATCCTCGGCCTGCGCGCGATTGCGCAGACGCCGGGTCCAGGTGCCGATCAACTCTTCGTAATGCTCGAAAAAGCCGGGTCTGCGGGGCAGCATGGGGTTCATGACAGCGTGCTGTGGAAAGGGCGTGAATAGTAATGCTTCCTATTAAGGCCGGCAATTCATTCCTTGGAGACCCGATCCGCCGTTCATCTCCAGGTGTAAGCGCGCGCCGGTTTTGGCACCGCTTTGCGTTTTGTTTGGCACCGACTCCCTAGCTAGCGTCCTCGGGTTGAGGCCAGCTAGTCTTCACTGACTCTGGTACGGATTCAAAGTAGGCTCTATACCTAGGGTCAGCGACGCTCACTTCCCCCATGTTTGGCCATGTGGCTGGATCTTGGGGACAGCCGAATTTTGAGATGATAGCGGTATGCTCAGGGCTATCGAATTGGACAAACATTTTGTTCTCATCAGAACTCATAGGAAGTCACTCCCCCCGTTAGCGTCATAGTGCCCGCAGTTGCTATTCCCGAGTAATAGGCTGTTTGCGGCGTGATAATCGGGATATCAGTGACTGGCGAGTTCAAACCACCATTCACCGCCGTGTTATTCGTATTGATCCCACTGCCTCCGATTGATGAAAGCGACCCTGTGAACGAGCCAGAGATTGTCGATGCCGAAGCGTTAGAGGTCACCTGTAACTGCCCACGCCACGTCTTGGCGTTTTTGGGGACAGCCCCGGCAATAGAGAAAGGTATCGGCGTAGTCGTTTGAATGGTTGTCGTTAGCACACTAATCGTTGGCAGATACACGCGCCTTCCAATTTGATGGAATGGCGCAAACTGACCACTTGAGTTTGTTGGCACCACCCCAAGCAACGCCGACGCGTTGTAGCCAGCTGGCATGCTTGAGCCGCTGTAAACCTCAGTCGCAATCGCATTTACCGCGCTGGAGCCGAACAAGGTCGCTGCTCCGGTCAAAGGGTTATACCCCGCGTAGATCGCGACGTGTCCGCTCAATGGCGCTGAACCGACATCCATACCGCCCGCGCCAGTATTTGAAAGATTGATGGTTTTATTGAAGTTCGGCAGACAGTAACGCAGCCCCCCAAGGGTATTTTCCAGAATGATTTCATCAGCAACCCATAACGCGGACGCTGATGGACTGGTTACAGAAGCCTTCAGGTTTCGGGCCTGTCCGACTACGCCTGATACCTGGCCAAACTGGATGGCGTGTTGGCTACTGATTGCCGGAGCAATAGGCCGAGCAGCACCAGAGTTAGACATAAGAACCCAGCAGCCACCGCTAACCGACGTGTTCCACTGAAGCCAGACCTCACCTGCCGCAGCGATTTCTCCACCCTGAAGTCCCGCGTGCGCGCCTCCTACGATAGGGGCTGCCGGTAGCCCGTTTGGGCTGAAAGTGGAAGCCCCAGAGTTTGCGGTCTTTGCCTTGAACTTCAGAATCATTCCATCAGTGAGTTTCGTGATGGCTGGAGCGTACGTCGCCACATAGCTGTTGGCGACTCCGGTATCTTGTGCATAACGCCCACTTTCGGATTGAAGCAGGCTCAAAATAGCGGTCAGTACCTGGTCGTCTTTTATCGGGTCAAGAGAGAAACCCGCCCCCATGACAACAGCAATAAGCTCCCTTTGAATCGTATTGTGCCAAGCAGCGGTCAGCCACGTGGGCTCCACACCTGCTGCCGGATTACCTTCGGAAAACTCACCCACATCATTAGCTGTTGCAGTGCTATCGCCAATTTTCTGCATTACTGTCCTCCATATCCAAATAACAAGATGCCTTCGGCGGGTTGAAGCTGACTTAGCCTGCACTCAAGGACTTTATTGCCCCATGAAGCGATGGGATCGCCTGCGCCGGAGATTCCGACAGCCGCGTGATTGATGGTTACGGCGGGGGCATTTACCCGCCAAGTGAAAGCCCAGGCACCGCCATACAAAGGATCGTTGATCTTTGATAGGCCGACACGAGCGGGGCGAAAGGTTGTGATGGTGATTTCATAGCCAAGCGCCTTGGCCAAGCCGATGAAAAAGGAACGGCTTTGACCTCCTCGCGACTGAAGCTTGCTGACTACTGCTTGGACACGCTGTCGCACGGTCAAAGACTCGCCAATCAGACACGGATCAGGCAGCTGGAGCAGGCGCTCCCATTCGCTTAGAGCAACACCGCTATCAGCGAAGATCGCGTTGTAAACCATTTCAGCCTGGCTTTCCGAAGCCTCTAATGCAGACGCCTCCGCTCCAATCGTCGCAGACAGATAGGGCGCTGTACCGTCATAGGACACAGGCGGTAGTAGTAGTCGAAGCTGATCTGCGAGAGTAGTCATTCCAGCAAACCAAGGGTTATGGTGCCGGGACGTATCCAGCCAATTAGCGCGGGATCTTCGGATGCTTTGACGTTGCCGGACGGCGCGGTCAGAGACCGATCCACGACACCTGCAAGATTATTGATCATGGCTTCGACGTGTGAACGTTTGAGCGTCTCACGAGGCTTCAGCGCCCCCAGCAACATGTCATAGGCCTTCTGTGCAGCGATTTGGACATCAACGAACTGATAACCAGCTTCAAGCTCGACCTGTGCCGCAGCGTCCACAGTGCGAATGGTCGGCGCGTAAACCGATACATCTGCAATGACGGAGCAAACGCTCAGTACATGGGCTTTGCAGTTGGCGATAGCTTCAGTGGACGGCAGCCCACCGCTGGCCGTGACAACCAGATCCACAGTCCCAGCACCACGTCGCTTTGGTAGGGGCAAAACATCAGTAATGCCTTCGACCTCCTTGGCCCAGCGAACGAAGTCATAAACTGCACCGCCTGCGGGTGGCTTCTGAATGATTTCCAGCAACCTGGCTAGCAGTGATTCGACTTTTTCAAGATCTTCACCGCCGGTTGTTTCACCCACAAACGCTGCGGCTGAATCCATACCAAGGGGCGGACTGGTGATAATCAAGTCGCCAGTCAGATGATTTAGAGTCGCACCCGGTTTTTGCGCCTTGACTGGAACAGTCGCTGTACCCTCCGCGCCAATTGTCGCGCCAGAGCTGGCGATGAACTGCTCTCCGCTGACGACATGTTTCATGGTCGCGCCTATCAGCAGCTCGACTCCAGGCGCCCCCTTTAACAATGCATTACCGGTGGCGGCGACAGGATCTTTCTGTTGCACCCCCCGTATGTTGGCTGCGCGTATCAGTTCCTCTTCGTCGGCCGTGTCCGGAAAAATCTGGCGGAACACCCAACCGATTTTCTGATAAAGGCCCTCAATCGCCGCAGCTACCGCAGCAGAGCGGATGTAGTTGTCGCTATCCGTACCTATATCGGCTTCAGACTGAAGGTTGCGGATATCTCGCAAAATGTTTCCGAGAATGGTCTCCAGCGATGGGGAGGTATAAGCCATGTCAAATGACCCTTACAGGTTGGCGAAACACTTGCGGATTGCCGGTGGCGTCGGTGATGTCAATTTGTAGGTCGAGCCAGCCGTTGTGGGGCTGCTCGGCGGTGATGGTGATGCTCTTGGCGCGGCCATCATCGAGCAGAGGCTGGAGCGCTTGCTCAGCGTATTGCTTGGCTAGGATGCCAACCCGAGGACGGTCTTTTTCGCGGCGAAGTTCATGCAGGCGGGAGCCCAACGTGGGATCAGCCCACCAGCTTCCGAGGGGAGTCATGAGGCGGATGTAGACGGCGTTTGCCAGCGTATTGATACGCTGGCCCGTCAAGTCGCCAGTGGTGGGGTTTATGCCTGCGTCCATGAAAGGCATGATGCAGAGTGCGGAAGGTACAGAGTGTTTCGGAACGGTTTAAGATCGATTACTCCGAGAGCGACTAATCTGGATTTTTCTGAGTGATTTGAAAGTGCTTTTCGAAGTCCTTTTTATCGCAGCTGAAGGCAATGTCGGAAATATCTCCAATATTTATGGTTCTAGCGTCATCTCCCTTAGATCCATCATAGACGTAAACCCTGTATTCCTTTTGATGGGCAAAACAGTTCTTTTTCCTCATAATCGCCTGATCTTCATCGAAAGAGCCACTGAAGGTATCTGGGTCGAAGTACTCCACTAGGCCTCGCCCAACGACATTTCCAGAATCCACTTCAGCTCTCAAGGTTTTGTCCAGACGCTCGATGAAAGGCTTCGCTTCCACAATCGTGCAGTAGTCCCCCAGATCCCCCCTGGCAACGTCGAGCATCATGCTGGCCCTCATCTCCTCGAACGACTCAAACTGAGCCTCGTCGTCGCCATACACGGCCGACATACAGTACACGTGATAGTCGTTGTGCCGATGGAGCCCTATCAAGACTGGGCCAGCAAAATCTTTTATTACATGATCCTCGCCAGTGTAAGGATCTTGAATGGTCACTTTAATTTGATCGGGCTGATACCATCCCGACGTACCTTCGTGTCTATCTCCTATGTTGCACGAATCTTGCTCTTCGTAAGCCTTAAAAAACCTCAGCCGATTCATATACAAGTCACCACGTACGAACGCGTCTCGATGGTTTTTCGTCTTAAAAAAGCGCACAAGAACAACAATCTTTTTAGCCATATTCGTCTGCATCCTGTCAGTAAGAGGCTCGCTTTCAGAGTGCAGACGTACCATAAAAGTCATTGCATTGGCGATGGCTTCGCACCTCCCCCGTGGTCGTGGGCGTTATAAATATCCCTGTCTTGCTTCATAGTGCGTTTGTGGTCTGCAATTTCCCCATCTGCCTTGATGTTTCCCTCTACGTGTTCATTTCCGGATATCTCCACCAACGGCGTTTCGAAGCGAACCTTGTTCTTCACCTTGAACACCAGGTCATCAGTCACAACCTCAATCATCCGACCACGCTTCATATGCACGTAATCGCCTTCGTCGGTGTACAGCGACACTTCACCGTCCTGAAGCTGCAATCGGTAGCGGCCGTCTTCGCTGGCCACAACGACTGAGTGCTTACTGTTTCCACCGACCGGGATAACGATGTATTCCGCACCAGGCAACGGCGCGGAACTGAACCCGTAGTTTTGGAACTGCTCCCCGTCGACCGTCTCGCCCGCAAGCCCTTGCATCTGTACGCCGATTAACTTGCCATGGGTGTTCCGTGCTGCAACAGCTCGGAAGGCTTGGCGAACACCTCTTGCAGCGCGTTCGGCCTGCTCACGCATCAGCGCGGCCAGATTGCGAGTCATCAAGCCCCCTTGATTTTTTCAATGAATGCGGCGTCCGGATTGGACTTGCCCTTGTGTTTTTTGACCTTGTTACCATCCAGGATCCACATCTTGTCCTCACGCAACCGCAATTCGGTTATCTCGCCTTCACCACGCGACAGACGCAGAGTCCGAGACATCAGAAAGTAGGTGTCATCGAGGCCGTGAGGCTCGCTACGCACGACAACGCGCTGACCAGGTGTCCAGACTTTCCCACTGGGACAACGATGTCCTTTGACGATTGCGCGGATCTCGAAACCTTCCAACCGACTGTCAGCCAAGAGCTTGCGCGCCCGAGTGGTGGCCATGTCCTGGTTCTCGCTGGAACTGTCGATAACCACCTTCGGCCGAAAGATTCCACGACGTGCCAAGGTTTCGTCTTCAATGACCGAGCGCATTTGGGAGCGCTTAGTATCGAGCCCATCGTTTTCGTACTGCCCGTGCTGGCCGAGCACAGTGATTTGGCTGTATCGGTTGGCAATGGATCGGCGGACGCTCAGGCGCTCCACGTTGTTCCCTACACCATCCTCCCGCATGATCAGGACACCTACAGGCGGCGTGGTGTAGTTCGGCCCACCGATTACCAGGCGACCGTCCGGCTCAATCCACGGCCACAGCCCGTTGGCTTCGGCGACCTGTAGCAAAGCCTCCCAAGCGGTCTGGCCTGGCTCGATCTGTATACGGCGCCGGGTCTTGGTTTTCTCCGCTCGAATCTCGACCTGGTAAGCCCCCAGCGTCTGAATCACCTGATCGATGATCTGATCTAGCGAAGCTTCTTTCATCGAGACGAATGGTGCAGAGCAATCCACCAAAGGCGCCGCACGGTCACGCCCGTTTATGCGAATGGAAATACCCCGTTTCGAAACGTCGTGTTCGTACTCGTCTATCTGACCTGTCAGCACACTATCCCCGTCCAGCGTCAGCGAACAAGGCACCCCCTCTGACACTACGCTCGGGAGACGCGTGCCCTGTTTGGTGTGGATTTCCAACTCAAAGGCATCGGCGGGAGTCAGCAAGTCCGACTCGACAGACCAGCCATCCCATGTGTCGTGAGAAAGCCCCCCAATGGAGAGTCGAATGGATGGAACGGGATTATTCGGCATAAGCACGCAGCACCTTTCCGGCCGGGATGTTGTGAGGGGCGTTCAGCCCCGGATTCAGTCGAAGCAGCTCGGCGGATCTCGCGTGCGCTCCGTACCAGCGATGGGCGAGCAGACGCAGACTCGCGGGGGACTCGACGGTACGCTCGATCATTGGCGGGCTCTGCAAAATGACCTGGCGCGCCCTGGACTGGATCATGGCGGCGGTGTTACGCAGTCCTTCAATGATCGGCCGCGCCAATTCAACGTCATACAGTCGTCGCTGAAGCAGGATTGAGGACTGCACCAATGACCGCACCAGGTTCACCAAACCCTCCAGCTCCGTAGGGCTGAGCGTCGGCTTTTTACCTTCGTCCTCGATGACGATAGCCACGGCTTGCGCATGCGAGAGAGCCAGCTCGGTGATGACCAGCACGACTAACGCGAACCCTGCGGCTGCGACCGGATCAGACGGCATTCCGTCGGGCAAAAGATCTGCATCAGGCGCAACACCCTGTCGGGCGCTGATCAGGAACGCGTTACCAGCTCGCGCCGCTTCCGTGGTCAGGCTGTCGCCACCCGGAATGCTCGCTGGAACGCCCGACATGGATAGAAGCTCGCTCGATTTGCTGGGCGTCGTGCCCTGAATGGCGCTTCGGATCTGGCTTGGAGTGCGGAATAGATCAACCAAGGGATCGAATGCGGCGGACGGGTTTCTCGCCATGGATGCGACGCCGGACACCACTCCGAGGATCTGTGAGCGCAGTTGTTGTACGCGCAAGAAAATACCCGGTAAGCCCAGCGCCTTTTCAATGAGGCCAACCCAACCGCCACCGATCCAAGATTGAATCTCACTGACCAGGGAATCGATGCGTCCGAACAAATCAAAAACACCGTCCTGCCAGGTGTATTGGTCTTCCTCTTCGGTTACAGCAACGTCGATGAACTCAAATTGACGGGCAAAGAACGGCAGATCCGGAGTGTCCTCCACAAATACCAGGCTAACCGTTGCCGAGTCCGGCGCATCGGCGTGATGCTTCACGTCCAGACTGTGCGGAACGACGCTGACGCTGCCATAAATCGGATGGATCAACTCGCCAGAACCGAGCACTTCCAACGTTGCAAGCAGATTCTGTAGCTCAATCTCGTAGTTGACCCCGAACACCACCAACTGCATCGGGAAGCGTCGAGCGCCGCGCCCAAGATCCCGCACGCTGTCACCGTTTTTGAAGGGCGTCCCATGCTCGGCCAGCGAGCGCTGCCACTGGAGACTCTCCTCTACGACTTGAATTGGTACGCCGCGAAACGACGCATCCAATAACGTTTCTGACCAGCTCATTGTCCGCGCCTCATTTGAACGTCAGTTCTGCGTTCTAGCTCTGCCTGGAGCATGTGAGAGTCCAAGCGCAGATCGATGACCAATGGTTGAGCCACCAGCTTTTGCAATCGTGCTTCAGCAGCCGAAGGATCTGTACCAGCGGCAACCGCTCGATTCGCAATACCGGCTGCCCATTGGTTCGCACCGTCAATCGGCAGACCCGCCGCCGTCATACCCGTTTGCTGATGTGCCAGCCGCTGGGCTTGGGCTGACAGCCAATCGGAGGACTGGTCTGGGTTATTGGCTGCAAGGTCGATTCGGTTGCGGTAGAAAGCGGTTTGGTAGGTACGCTGGCCGTCGTCCAGGAGCACGCTCCGCTGGGCATCCCTCAACCGACCTTCGTCGGTGCTAGAGCTGGCTCCGGCCAGTTGTGTGGCACTTGCCGCAAGTGCGACAGGTCCAAGCCAGGGCGCGAGAAAGCCGCCAGGCTTGCCCTTGCCGGGTTTTGAGGAACCATCTGGCAAATCTGGTATTCCTGCACCGGATTGCATGTTGCTGGGCCAATTGGTTACGAACACTGAAGTTACGCCTGTTGCTTCTTCCAGAACTTTGCCCACAGCAATGTTCTTCAGTGTTTCAGGGCCACCCATTACCTTATTCAGCAAAGCCCCTGCGCCCGCTTTGGCACCACGGCCCGCGTAATAGCCACCGACGCCCAGGGCGGCACCACCCAATAGCATTTGCTCACCGGACAGGTTCAGATCATCGAGCAGATAACTGCCCATATCGGCAAAGCTTTTATTGATTGGTGTTGCCATCCGGTCAATGGCTTCGCCCAAAGTTGCCTTCATTCGTGCAGCTGTGCCGCTTGCACTTTGAGTGTTTTCTTTCAGGTCATTAGTAAAAACCGGCTCTGCCTTCTTAAGCTCGGCAGTGCCGTTACGGAAGTCGTCCAGCCGATCACCGGTCAACATGCTGCGCATGCCGCGTACGGTGTCCTGATCCATACCCTTAAAAACGATGCCCATAAACTTGGCTCGCTCAGCATCGGTTTTCATAGCGTTGTACTTTCGTTTCAACTCTTCGAAAACAGCGACAGGATTTTTAGAACTGCCATCTTTATTAAAGAAACCTACACCGCTCGATTTCGTAATCTGATCGCGGTATTGCTTATTACTGAACACACGTAACGTTGATTCGGCCAGTGTTCCAAGGCGATCAGGTTGTAACTCAACTTTTGAAAGAGCTTCGGTAAAAGCCAGAGCTTGCTCTATGGACATACCGGCAGCGGAAGCAACACCACCGATTTTCGGAAACAGGTCAGAAAGGTTTTCTAGCTCCGCATTTCCCAGACGACCGGCAACGGTCATCTTCTGCAACAGCTCAAGCGCTGCGTTACCCTCGTTCAAATCGATGTTGAAGGCGCTGGCGGCCGCGACTACAGCTTTACCCAGAACGGCCGAATCCGCACCGGTAACAGTTGAGGCTTGACCGATGGCGTCGGCTGTCTTTTTGGCCGGATCGTATTTAACGCCGGAAGCAATCAGGGTGTTGAATCCGCTGTCGACACTCTCGCGACTTAACCCGTAATCCTTGGCAATCCTGAACCCTTCTTTCTTCCAGTCGTCTTTCTCGGCTGGAGACATATCAGCGGTTTGCTTGGTACGGATCAACTGACGATCCAGGCGAGCACTTCCGCTCAAGCCTGCCACGACACCTACACCAACGCCCAACCCGGCTAACTGCCCTTGGGCGCTAGTGCCCAAGGACTTAATACGGTCGAATTCCTGGCGGACACCAGCGGCGACGGTCTTGAGTGCAAGCAGATTTCGGCCGCCGTTCTGTGCCAGACGGCGGAAAGCAGACTCTGTCCGTTCGACGCTCTGGCGCAGTGGCTGGACGCCTTGACGATCCGCGCTTGTAGCGTTGGCCTTGATGTCCCGCGCAGCCTTACGACCGGCGTCGGCCATTTTCTTCAGTTCTTCTTTGGTTTTGCTGACCTCAAGACGGGTTTGCGAACCTGCTTTAGCGGTTTCACGCATCGAATTGCGGATGACCTGGTAACTCGTTGCGCCAGCTTGGCCGACTTTGGTAATGGCCGTTCCAGCCTTCCAACTTTCGTCGGCGAGGGACTTCGCGCCTTCCTTACCAGCCTTGCGCAGGTCGCGGTTGATCTGCTCGATCTCACGGCGACTGTTTCCCGAATGGGCTTGAAAGCGAAGCGCAACGCGCAGATCTGAACTCATCAAACACTCCTGAGCGTCTTACAGATACAAGAAAGGCCCGATATCGAGCCTTGTATTACTTGGGGGGAGGCAACTTTTTACGTTGTCGTTTACTGACGTACCGCGTCGTAGTCGTCGGCTTGCCCACTATCAAATCAATACGGGCATCAATTTCAGGCCGAGTCATCTGCCGGATTTCGTCTAAGCGGTAACCGGCTCGGACAAGTCCATGCTCAATGCGTCGCCAGTCGGTGATGCCGCGCTCGGCGGCATAAGCTTTTTTTCCAGCGCTGCATCCGCGTCGGCGATCAGGCCCAGATCGCTTTCGGTCAGCGCATCACGCAGCAGATCCGTAGTCAGCGCATCGGCTGGAATATCGCCCAGGGAAAGGAGCTGACGGCGATAGACGTCCACGGTGATAAGTTGCATTGGGCCATGGGGAAAGAGTTCCTGTGCACCGATCAGATCTCCGGTGACGGGTGTGCGTAGCGTGAACGACTTGTGACGCGTACCGGCGTAATACACGCCGATTTGCAATTCACCGCCGATGGTCAGGCCTTCCCATTGCTTGTTGGTTTGCTCGGTCATGATTTATTCCGTGTAGTAGTTGAGGGCTGCAATGGTCAGGTCGCGGGTTGCTTCGCCTTCAACCTGGTACTTGCTGCCCATCTCCATCAGCGAACACCCTGTCCAAGTCTGACGCTTGCTGCCGCCGTCCTGCGGATAGATGGTCAACTTGGCATCCATCAGTGCCCGCCAATCGGGTTCGCCTGACTTCGGAATCGGGACAGAGATTTTCAACTCGTGTTCTTCGATCCCCTTGGCTGTGCCCGTTGCGCGGCCGGTACGATTCATTGTCTTGACGACCTTGCGACCCGTTTTGAGGCTTGGCTCAACGCTGGCCACCTCGTAATCGGTGCCGTTGATCTCCAGTACGATCTGCCCCACATAGTTATCAGACATCTAAGTCACCCCTTACAAAAGCAGATCAATTCGGCCGGCGAACACATGCAGGCCGTTGACGACATCGGCGGGAATCGCCGCATTCAAACGATTGACGTCCTGGAGCGAGCGCTCAACGATCAGGCCATCCGCATTGGCGTCAACCTCCTCAACAATCTCCAGTTCTTCCAACTTCTTCAGGACATCGAGCAGTTCGCCCCGCACAGCGGCAGGCGTCTTGTTCGATAGTTTCGAGCGCGGGAAGCGCAGGCGGACGCGCTCACGGCACGCTTCACGGATGAAATACAGAGAGCGCATGGTGGTCAGGTCGAGTAGCGAAACATCCGTCGCTCCGGACGCCGCTTTGGTATAGGTCGAGACCGCACGGACAATCTGCACCACATCACCCGGACCAACTTCCAGCGGTGTGACGCCGTTGGCCAACGCGGTTTCTTGCTCAGTCCGGCCGAGGCGCTTGGTGATTGGCGGAATCTGGATGCCGTTCAGTTCCAGTGTATTTAGCGGGCGCGCCGGATCTTCCTCGGAGGCAATCTTTGCTGCGTAAGCGCATGCGACCTGGCGCGCACTGGATGCAGTACCGGGCAGAACAGCCAGACTGATCGCGCCGGAGTTGAGCGAACCAGCCAGTGTGGTCGCAGCAGACAGCGTGGTGGTCAGTGCGCCCACACCGATAATGCTTTGCTGCTCGATGGAGTCGGTGTAGGTCTGGATGTGCGTTCGAAGCGCGGTCATTGCCGTTTGGCTGTACCACGCTGGCACCAGGATAGTGAACTTGCCCGCAGCAGTTGCATCCAGCGCAGCTGCGATATTCGGCTCTGCGTCACCCTCGACAACAACCCCTACGATGGACAGAGACGCATAGCGATACGATTTGATGACCGCTGCAACCATTTCTTCGGCAACGGCACTATTGGTCAAGCTCCTGGCCTCGTCCGCGCTGTAAACAGGCGTCGGTATATGTGCCGCCAGTTCCGGATCGACGCCCAGCGGCACGATCAGGCAAATGCTCTGTTTGTTGGTCGGCAGGTTCCGCACGGCCAAAGACGTGTTGAACTCGAAGTAGGCACCAGGCTTTCGGATAGATGCCGGGATGGTGTCGAAGGCGATCATTTCTCGATTCCTTTAGCTGTTTCTTTGGCACCACCACGCTTCTTGGCGAGCAGCAGCTCGTCATTGGCGATACGGCGGCGGTAATACGAAGTGTCGGGCACCTCCACGGCCTCGGCCGGGGCCGATTCGATGTAGGTGTAAGGATCATCTTCTTTCGGCACCCGATGACCAGGTGCGGCGATAACGTGCATCACGCGTCCCTTAATTTGATGTTGTCGTTGGCCACCGCATCGGCATCACTTGCCGGTACGTGGTACTCGATAGCGATACGCTCCAGCTCCGGCCAATCTGGCTCCGGAACAGCCCAATCAAGGGAAAGCGCGAATGATTGCCCCAGCACCGAAAGGTGCTGAGTTTGAAACTTGCCGTTGACCAGGTTGGCGAACTCGGTAGGTCGAACCATCGAGCCACCATCCTTGTGCTGCCAGTTGGTCAGCAGTGAGAGACAGGTCTCCCACAGCCAGTAGCTTCCTGGATCGCCGCCCTTGGGGAGCAGCCGCCGTTCATTCCCGGCGGAGATGACCAGCCGAAATACAAGCTCAGCGGTGTAGTGCCGATTTGATCTCTGCTTAAAGCCGATCTTGGGAGTGGTGATAAGGATCGACGGGCCACCGGATATCAGGGTGACGAGCAGATCCGGATCACTCAGCTCTCCGCCGTAGGTGCCCAGGCGCAAACGTGGAACGGCTTTTTGAAGCTCTTTCAGCCGAGCCAGAATCGCGTCCTCTAGCGGCCCGAGCATCACAACCGCCCCAAGGATTTGCGAGTAAACAGGCGCGGCGGATGGGCAATCTGCAAACCCGAGTCACCCGATTCGGATGCGCCCCTTGCTTCATCTTCAGTTGCCAGTTTTTCCAGGCGCTTGATGATGTCGCGATAACGCAGGCGCATTGCCGACTCTTCTACGGCAGTTCCCTGAAGGTGGTAGCGGGCCAGCTCCGGCAAGTCATCCTTGACCCACTCCGGCGCGTCCTCGGTCTCTTTGCGAAAGCGCAGGTAGAACGATACCTCGCTTCGGGCACGGCCGATGGCATCCGCAATCCTTGCCAGCGCATCCACCGCCGTTTCCACGTCCTCAGGGCTCCAGTCATCCATCGGCTTGCCTTCGGCAGCCGCCAGCAACAGGCTGGACTCGATGGGCGCCCTCGGTGGTTTGACGGCCGCGACGGTGATTTCTTCCTCACCGAAGCGGTGCATCAACTGAACCGCGCTTGGGAGTGCGATGTTCACTTGGCGCCATCCTTGGATTTGGCTTTCGGCTTTTCCGGTTTGGCTTGAGTGTCTGTGGCTTGACCTGGCTCGTTCCCGCCATCAGCCGGGATAACCACAGGGCTGACTACCGCACCAATGTTCCCCAACTGATCGCCGACATTTCCGCCAGCCGCTGGGCCGCCCTGATCGTCTGTCGAGATGACGGTGAGGGCATCGCCCACTCCATCGTTAACAGGTGCAGATCCTGTTTCAGGCGCTTGCGACTGGGGATCTTGTGTGGTGCTGGACGTTTCCGATAACGCGGCTTGTGCAGAGAGCTCATTGAACGACTCCTGTACCTGGTCGAATCCATCCTCCACATGAGCGAGGGTCAATTGCGGCTCCTTGAGCATTGCCTTCAACTGCTCTTCAGAGAAGAAGTCGTCGGCATAGGGGGTTGGCTTGCTGGAGTGCGCGATACCGGCACGACGGAAACCGTCGCGCTTGGCAGTGATAACGATCGTCATGGCGCCTCCTTATCCCAGCCAGCTCGGCGCCAGAACTTCAGCGGTGCCCGCCCATTCGTTGCCACCATCGGCGTCCTTGACCAGGATTTTTCGGGCCGTGCCTTCCAGTTGGGAAGGCACAACCAGGAGACCCGGATTGACGCCAAGCGGGCGCCCACCGTCTGCACGGAAGTTCTTCATGGCTGCGCGGGCGGCCGCGTAGTTTTCAGGGGTCAATGGCGCTTTAGAGCAGTAGGCGAATTGCCAGAAGCCCAGACCGGCATTTACACGAGCATCCACGCCGTAGCGGTATTCGTCGCGCATGAAGACCTGTTCGTCATCCATGCTGGTCATGGCCTTGAGCGCATAGTTGCGGCGAACCTGGAAGATGATCGGCTTGATCGCACGACTGACATCGAGCAGATACCAGGCAGGGCCTTCGCCGTCCTGATAGTTGCTGACGGAGACTGCTGTACCGGTGCCGTCGGTTTGCGGGTAGACCGGATGGTCGGTGTCGAAGAAGTTCTGGCCGTCGTAGCACAGGGTTGTCAGACCCGCTTTCAGCAGCCCGAATACCAGTTCATCCGGATGCGCTTCGGAGGCTCGGCCCATCTCGGCGAACAATGGTTTATAAACGCCGATCTCGTCGTCCTCGATAGCATCGCGGGGAACGCCTACGGACGACTCAAATTTTTTGTTCGCGATGGCGTAGCCGTGCGCTTCCATGTTCTTCAGAACACGGTCACCGATCCACTCTCGAAAGGTCGGAAACTGACCGAGCCAGCCATAGGTATTACTGGCAGACGAAGACGGCACCAGCGTTGCAATGCGCTTCCAGTCAGTTGGAGTTGCCGATTGCGCATTTTGAAACTCGGCCTTGAAAGCAGTAAACAGCGCGCTCAAGGTGCCCGAAGTAATGATCATGGATTGCATCCTTTATAGAGGGGGAGTTATGCCTTGCCCTTGATGAAGTCGGCTTCGCTCATGCCCAGCAGCGAGGCGACTTTCTGCTCTTCAGCGTTGAGTGCAGTGGCGTTGTGTTCAGCGCGACGCTCGCCCAGGGATGTGTCCGCCGCGACGACCGGAGCCGCTTCGACAAACGCCTTGAACCGAGCCAGGCCGGTTTCGTCTTGGCAGGCTGCGCGGTGGTAGTCGACGGTTGCAGGGGTGATTTTTCCGGCCTGAGTAGCAGCAGAGAGAAGCGCGTCGACGGTCTTGTCGTGGTCGATTTTCTTCTGATTGGCAAGAGCCTGTTCGGCATTGGTGGCACGCTGTACGGCTGCGTCGTAATCCGCTCGCGGGATAAAGCGTTCCAGGTTGTTTTGCTCAGCGTTGAGAGCTTGCTGGGTGGTTTTGAGCTGAGTGGCAGCCGCAGTGGCCTGTTCTTCGGTCGCAGTCTCGGGCAAGCCGAGTGCGGCCAAAAGCGCTGGTGAAAGTTTCACTGGCGTGTTCTCCGGGGTTTCTTGGTTGAGGGCTGTAAGCAGAAAGTTGGGCTTGTTGGTCAGGCCCGCGCTGACCAGGCACGCAATGCGCATGCTGGTCGGGTCGTAATCGAAGACAGGGGAGAGGAACCGATACTCGCGGTTCACCACGTCGGATGCTCCGCGAGGTGTCCATTCGACACGCCCCCAGAGGGCGCCATCGCGGATTTCCAGCTGCTTGATCCAAGCTGAGGCCGGAGCATCCATACCCTTCGGTGCGCGGTGCTGGGTCGCGTGCTCCCAGTCAATCGGCAGATCGATAGTTCGGTCGGTAAAGTTGGAGAGCAGCAGAGAGCCCGACGCTTCGTCGAACAACCAGCTACGGCCGTCGCGACCAGTGACCTTCGGGCCAGCGGGTATTAGTTCAACCCATTCAGGCGCGACACCGTCGATGACGGAGGCGGAAAGGTCGGTGTTGAGTGCGAGAAGTGTCTTGTTCATGTCGCCAGTTTCGGCGGGTCATGAAAGAGGGGGAGTTTCAGCGGGGTTTAAGACTTTGCTCGGTTTCGAGGGAAGGGTATGCACCCGTGCGCCATTCTATACGTAGAGAATGGGGTATGGGTGCATGTCGGAATACGTCGCGAACGGTCTCAGTGTCCGAGAGTAAGAAAGGGAGCAAATCTCGCATCTAAAGCTGCCCACTGCTCTTCGATCTTTTCCATTGCTTCTGACTCTCTAGATAGGAGAATGCCTTGCTCCTCTTCTGACGCGTCGTCTGGCAGCTCGCAGTAGGGTTGAATACGACAGAGCAACTCGAACAAGTCGAATAACGCCATCTTCATTTCCCGGTCATACAACCACCGAGCCCCAGCGATTCCCTGGACATATTCAGCAAGCATATCTTCTGAGAAATGCTTTTGGACAACCGCTCGCCTAACAGCGGTCTGAACCACCTCATAGACAGCCAATCGCTTATCGAACAAATCGAGCTTCAGCTTCATTCGAGCAGTTTTCCACTGATTGAACGCAATCCAAATACCCAAAGCAGCGACTAATGGGGTCAACAGTGCGGTTAGGTATTGCAGCCAGGTTGCTTGGGCATTTCCGGCTTCAGCTCCAACTGTGACGATTTGCAACGAGTACAGATCCATGCATGCTCATCCGAGGCAGTGGCTTACAAATAAACTTGAAGCGAATCTAACGCATCTCTAACGCATGCTGCGAATACTAGTCGCCCCGGTTGTGCCGCCAAGCCCCTAAAACGCCGCCAGCGAGCTTTCCTTAGAAACGCTTACAAAGGTTCGGAAAGGTAATCAGCGACGATAGCGAGGATCTCAGTGTCATCCTCGGACGACAGGCCAAGATATGGACGCGCTGGCATTTCAGCGGTGCGAGCCCCATGCGTTACCCATTGTGAAAAGTTGGACTTGCTGCGCTTCACGAAGCGATTGCCGACCACGCCGTTTTTATGGCTGAAGTAAACCTGCTGTGACCTGGCCGCGTGTTCGATCTTTCCGCCGAACTGGTGGATAGCCCCATAAACTCGGTCAGTACCAAAGGCAAGTTCATTGCCGCTGACGCTGTGCCGGATGGTGTCCTGCAGGTGACCGTCTTGGCGAAGGATCTTATTGCTCTTCTTTCTGGCCAGTGTCGACGGTGCCAGCGGCGCCCAGGGCGAGCCGTCCGGAGCAACCTGACGGCTGAACCTATCGTCGGTTGACTGGTGTAGGTATTCGGCAATGTCCAGGAGCGGGGTAGTCAGATCCCCGAGACGATCCATCAACTCGGCAAGCGCGGCCCCCGCCCGGCTGTCGTCCATCTCCACATTTAGCATTGCACCCGCCACACACACCTCCTACTATCTGATTTGCCCATTGAGTGAGCAGTCTCCGCCAAGACCTCCAGGCCTACACTCAGGGTTCAATCGCGTGTGGCGGCGCGCGGTTTTACTTCTTCTGGATCTCCGGACGGCGATACAAGCGAACTCCGAGCCTGAGTTGCTCAAGATAGTCCGGGTCATTCGAATCTGGCGAAAACGTCGTCACACCGTCCCATCCGTCTTCCCCCACCTCAAACACCGACAGCGCCGGTACAGCCTCGCCATCCACTTGATAGCGCGATATGTAACGCCGACGCACGACCGCTTTGTTCCTGGAATAGAGCCACTCCAGCCGCACCCACACTTCGTCAGGGTCTTTGATTGCGTCTGCCAGGAGCAGCAGCTCGCGGGCGTGGCCTCGCTTGCGGATCTTCAGAGCGCCGGTTTTGGCATTGGTGAACAACTCGCGACCAACCACCACGGCATCCCCGGTTACATCCCGGAATACCACTGGTTTGGCATCGGTAGCGCCGAACTCGCCGAGGAATCTTTCCACGTACTCAGCATCACTCAGGCCTGAGGGCAGTAGCCGATCCGGTGCCATTTCTCGCGCTGCCGGCAATGCGCTTGGCGGGCGACGGTTCGGCAACCCCGCGCCCTGGACGCTACTCGCGCGTGCACCAGGATCTGGCAACGGGTCATAGGCCCGAAGGGGTGGAACGGCAGCATTCAGACGAGATTGACCAGGGGCATAGTCAAAGCCCGGATCGATACCTTTCGGCACCTGGACGACTCGCGGGCCGTTGGGGCTGTTCACGCCAATCGTTTTGCTTTCGTATTCGATGACCGGAGCGGGCCCCACTGATAACCCCAAACGATCAACGTCGCGCTGGCTCAGCATGAATTTTTTGCATTTGCAGCCCCACCCATTTTGCGGGCTGTGACTCGACCACCACGGATCATCCAGCGGCAACACGGTTCCATCCCACGCGAGATGCTGCGGCCGCGGATTCGCACTGTCGCCATGGCGATAGACCCCAAACGGCCGACGTTTGCGCAGCTCAGGGTCGGCCATCTGGGTGTCACGGCCCGCGTTGTATGACTGGCGCAGGTTCGTTTCGTAGATCACGCGTGAACGCCAACCACGGCTGCCGTTGTATTGCCAGCCATGCTTCCCGACGACCTGGTCAAAGTCTTTTCTGAACTGCTCCAGAGTCAGGCCCTGGCTGATCGCCTTTTCAACTGCGCCGCGCATATCGCTTAGTAGATCGCGCTTCATGGTTCCGGCGACTATAAAAGCCCAGTCATGTTCGACGTTATAGATGTCCGTCCAGGCGCGGGTTGGGATATCCGTTTTACCCCTGAAATAGTCACTTTGCTCTTTGAACGGAAGCGCTCCGTGAGAAACAGCCATTTTTTTCCTTGCTTTAAAAGCTAGTTCTTGAATGAATTGGAAAGCCAAAATGCTCATCAAAAGGAATAGTTATGTCTCAGGATCAACTCACCCCAAACGAACTAGGCAAGGCAGTCGGCGAAATATTGCGTGAAGTCACGCTCGGGATTGGTTCAATTGTTGAAATACTCAAACAACAACCGGGTTTCGATGTAGCGGCTTACGACAACGCGGTCAGGCACCTACTTACAATGCCCGACCTACCATTTGCCACGTCGGAAGTATTGAAATCCACCATTCCTGACTAATAGAGTCACAGCCCACGCATCACGTCATACCTACCAGCCATGCTCGCAGCCGCCATACCATCGGCCATGGCATCAGCGAGCTGGCTGGCATTCATTTCCGGATAGGTTTCGATCAACCGATCGCGGAATTCCGTCAGTGAGCCAACCGAATCCAACAGCGAACGAATGGACTCCACCATGTCATCCATGGCTGCCGACATTGCGTTTTCCAGCGTATCGACCTGGTTATCTACGACATCCCTTTGAACAGTCGCTCTGCGCACCTGCTCACTGTTCAAAGCGGTAGCCGTAGATGCTGGAGTTGCGACGCCCAATAGCTTTGCGCCTTTGGCTGGCTCCGGAATATTCAGCTTGTCGCGAATCACTGACTGCTCGACCTCAAGCCCCAGCGGGACAAGCTTTTCCAGCGCCGTGACCAGGAGCTGCGTGTTCTCCGGCTGCGGCACGTCAAGAATCAAGCGAGGGTATTTTCGACCAGGTGCAAAATTCAGATCGCACCAGGGCCGCACAAAGTACCGATTGAGCGTGTTGGATTCAGCCTTCGCATCCGCTTGTAGCAGATCAAGACGAACCTCGTTATGGATGTTCGCCTGTGCCTGGCTTGAGCCGTCGTCGGTGGACATGGTCTGACCGACCACCGCCTTACTGACCTGTTTATCCCACCATTCGGCCAAGCCTTTGAAGAAGTCGCCCGCACCAGTAACGCTGGTAGCCTGCGGAAAATCGATCTTCATGCTGTCTGGAATCACAGCGGCGGCATCACTGCCGAGGTTTGCAACGGCCGACATCAGGGTTGCAATATCGTCCTTGCTCGCCCCTGGGCCATATCGACCGACACGCATTGGCATGCCGAAAATGTCGGCGAATCCCATCCAGTCTTTCCATGTCCACGCTTTGCACATGTACCCCACGGCAGCGAGCCGAGCCAAGCCGCCCCGAATCGGTAAGCCTGACCGGATGCGCGGAAGGTGAACGATGAACTTGTACGGTGCCAGGGCAACGCCGTTAACCGGATCAGCCTCATCGAGCAGACGTAGTTCCCGACCGGTTTCTCGGTCGTATTGGAAGAATCGCTGGTCACGCGGCTCAAAGCGCGAAGGATTCCAGGTCCTCCCGCTCCGATCCCACATGATTTCCGAAACGGCGTACCCCTTGCCCATTGCGTCGGTGAGGTCGGCCTGTAGCTCTCCAAACTCTGGCGAGTCGACAATCTCCTTGAGCGCATCCGCTCGGCGAATGTCTTCGGCGTCGTCGCTTGCAGCCTCAACGCGGATCGACAGACCGGACACCGCAAGTTTGCGTGTGCCGAGTACCGATGCGTAATGAAGATCGCGCTCTTCCATTTCCTCCGCGAGGGTCAGATAGTCGTGCGCCGAGCCTTCAGCAGCCGCTTGCAGAATGCTGGCCAGACGGCCAGGTGTGAGACCACTGGCCACGGACTGGTGCCAAATCTGGCGAATGCCAGTGGTGCGGGCAGCCGCCAGCTCTTCGGTGAGCTTATCGTACTGGATCGGGCGACCGTACTGGTCAACGATGCGTGAATCAGCCATTACCAAATGCCTTTCTGGGAGCGCCACCCGGCGCCGAGCTGAATCTCGCGATCAGCCTGGGCAGTCGGTTGGACTCGGTGATATTCGAATATTTCAACGTCTTGGCGAGACGCGTAGTCGGCCAAAGCGGCGGCGATACCGGCGTCTCCGTGACGCTTGTCTCCGCCTTTTGAGCCATCGCCTTTTTCGGTAGTGCGCTTTTCCGGAATGCGTGCAACGCCTTTCACCATCCGGAAAGCTCGGATGTCGCCGGTCACGTCGCGGTCGGCCGGGATTTCGTCAAAGGTGCCGTCCTCCAAGGCAGCCTTAAACAGCGGCATGTTGTCGCGATACCACCCCTCGGTCAGCATGACGCGCTCAATCCGATTGAAGCCGTATCGCACCGCCGCGCTTTCAGCGAGTTGCGAGCCGTTGCCCCGTGCGTCGGGCGCGCCTTTCTGGAAGTTCGGCAACCGATCCACGATGTAGAAGAGGATCTGTTCTTGCTGCTTGAATGGGACATTACGCAGTTCGACCAAAAAGGGCGTGCGCTTGCGCATATTCTGATCTTTGACCAGCGGCCAGATAACCGACAAGTCTCCGCTCCTGGCGAAGTCATGACCGTAATAGCTGTGTACGTCAGGCGGCAGTTTCTGGAGCAGCGGCAGCAATTCGGACTCGCACCATTCCAGGGTTTCCGCCAATCGCATGTGCTCCGCGATGGTCTCGTAACCTTGGGGGAATTTGAGCCGCAAGACAGGAACGTCTTTGTGGGTGCGCTGCTCGATCAATGCCAGGCTCAAGAATGCGCCGCCACCTTGAGACGGCACACAATCCAATTCTTCTTCAGCCGCGTCCCCATAGAAACCGTAAACGCCCTGTACCCATGCAGCCTCTTCTTCCGGTGTATACGGGATGCCTTTGCGTAGGCAAACACGTTTGTACAAGCCATCTGCAACCGCTTCACCGAATGTGCAGCGGAACAGTTCGCCCTTGCGCTTGCCTGCACGAATATCGTTTATCAGTTCGTTGAACGCGTTTTCAGTGCCGTCATGGGTACTGATGACGTGCACTTCACCGCCCCAGATCAATAGCGCCAGCGCCGCTTTCAAAAGCTCGGCCAGATCCTGATGGAACGCCGCCTCATCAATGACGACGACACCCTGGCGTCCCCGAAGGTTGGACGGTCGGCTGGTCAGAGCTACGATCCGATGCCCACTCGGGAAAGTGATGGTGTAGGTCTTGATGTGTTTGTCCGGATCACTCTCCGGCCAGATACCTTCCTCAATTTCACCGGCCGCGTAGTTGAAGGCCCGCGCCCACATGGCGCAAGCCTGGATGTACTCGACCGTCATATCCTGGTTATATCCCAGGTAATACACAGTCTGTCCTCCGGCTTGTTTCTCAGCGGCAGCGACCAGCACGTTGTCAGCAGCTTCCGCCCATGTCAGACCGATCCGCCGGGACTTCTCGCCGACTTTGAGAGGTGCGCGGATTCCAATCCATTCCTTTTGATAGTCAAGGAGAGCGCTGGGAGCAGATGTCTGCCCACTTTTTACAGGCGTCATCATAGCCAGCACCTAGACTTCACATTAATCTGCTGAATTGGATTTTCTTTAGAAGGACTTGCACCATGATGGACTGGGTAATGGGCGCCTACAGTGGTATCAAAGCGGCCACTGAT